ACCCCCTCATCATCGGGATGGACTTCGGTCTCACACCTGCATGCACCATTAACCAAGTCGACGCCCAAGGGCGACTCCTTACCTTCGCAGACCTGACGTCTGACGGTATGGGAACGTTGCGTTTTTGTCGTGAAAAGCTCAAACCCTTGCTGGCTAACCGTTTCCCGGGTATGAACGTGTTGATCATTGGTGACCCTGCCGGGCAGCAGCGGGCTCAGACTGATGAGCGCTCAGTGTTCGACATCCTCAAACAAGAGGGGTTTCGGGTCATTCCAGCCAAGACAAACAGCGTGGTGGCGCGTGTCAACGCGGTGGATAAGATGCTCACACGTACGGTGGATGGTAAGCCCGGGCATTTGATTGACCCAAGCTGTACGAAATTAATTGCTGCACTACGCGGCGGTTATAGGTATAAAATCCGGCAAAACGGTGAGACGGACGACAAACCCGAGAAAAACTCACACTCCCACATTGCAGATGCCCATCAGTACGCGTGTCTGCACGCTGATGGAAACGTCACAGGCGATGCTTGGGGCCGTAAGGCGGTTGAGGTGCACAAATCCAACTATGTATGGACGTGATGCCGAGACTGTGCCATAGTACATCCCATTCACACAAAGTGACGCACATATGCAACTTGGCTTGAACATTACCAATTCGAATGCCCCGGGTACTGTTACCACGGGTGGTATGGTCACGATCAAATCCCTGAAGGCGCTGCAAGAAGAGCAGCGAGCGAAAGCGCAAGAGCAGAACTCCCAGCCTGTGGTGCAAGCCCTAGCTGGTTTTATCCGCAAGACGTGGATGAGTTCAATGCTGGCGAAGCAGCAGACTTCAGAGATCAAAATGCTCAAATCCGTTCGCGCACGTCGCGGCGAGTATGACCCCGATAAGCTTGCTCAGCTTCGGGAGCAAGGCAGCTCTACCATCTACATGATGTTGACGAGTCAGAAATGCCGAGCTGCATCGAGCTGGTTGCGCGACACACTGGTTACGGCTGCTGATGAGAAGCCTTGGACTATTAAACCCGGTGCGATTCCTGACCTGCCGCCCAATCAGGTCGAGTCCATCATGCAGCAGGCTCAACAGGAAGTGATGCAGTTGTACGCAGCTGGTACGCCTCCTACAGACCAGCAAGTGCGCGAGCGTTTGCTTGAGATGAAAGATATGGCCATGTCCCACATCAAGGATATGGCGGCTCGCACAGCCGAGCGCATGGAAGTGAAGATGACTGACCAGTTGCAAGAAGGCAATTGGAACCAGGCGTTTAGTGACTTCCTCGATGACATCACCACGTTCCCCTCAGCGTTTCTCAAAGGCCCCGTGGTCCGCAAGCGTCCTAAGATGCAGTGGGTGCCTGCGCAGGGCGGCCAGTATCAGCTCGACGTCAAAGACGAGTTGTGCCTTGAGTGGGAACGCGTAGACCCGTTCAACGTGTACCCCGCAGCTGATGCTTCGACCGTCGATGACGGTGCGTTGATTGAGCGCCATAAATTACACCGCGCTGACTTGCAGGCCCTGATCGGCGTTGAGGGTTACAGCGATGGGGCTATCCGTATGGTGCTCGAAGAGTACGGCAAGGGCGGCTTGCGCGACTGGATTTACGTTGACATGAACAAGGCTGCGGCTGAGGGCAAGTCGACTATGGGCGTGCAGCAGAACCCATCGCAGCTGATTGATGCGCTCCAGTATTGGGGCAACGTGCAGGGGCAGCTCTTGCGCGACTGGGGCATGTCTGAGGAAGAGATTCCCGACCCCTTGATGGACTACGCCATTGAGGCTTGGGTGATCGGTACTTGGGTTATCAAGGCCGTGTTGAACCCCGACCCTTTGGGCCGTAAACCTTACTACAAGGCCTCATATGAAGAAGTTCCTGGTGCGTATTGGGGTAACTCTGTTGCTGATCTCTGTCGTGACACGCAGGACATTTGTAATGCCGCCGCTCGTGCGCTGGTAAACAACATGTCTATTGCGTCTGGCCCTCAGGTGGTCTACAACATCGACCGCTTACCTCAGGGCGAGAACATCACGCAGATGTACCCATGGAAGGTGTGGCAAGTCACATCTGACCCAATGGCGGGCACAGCACCACCAATGCAGTTCTTCCAGCCCTCTAGCTTGTCGTCTGAGCTCATGGCTGTGTATGAGAAATTCTCTACGCTGGCCGATGAGTACACGGGCATTCCCAAGTACATGACGGGCGAGAGCATGGCAGGCGGCGCAGGCCGTACAGCTTCTGGTATGAGCATGATGATGTCCAACGCGGGCAAGGCCATTAAACAGGTGATCAGCAATATTGACGAGAACGCCATCCGCCCAGCCATCGAAAGGTTGTATTTTTACAACATGCGCTATGGTGATGACCCAGACTTGAAGGGCGACGTCAACATCGTTGCACGCGGCGCTACCTCGTTGTTGGTCAAAGAACAGGCTCAGATGCGTCAGAACCAGTTCTTGCAGATCGCCTTGTCTAACCCGATGACTGCACAGATCGTTGGCGTCGAAGGCATCGCAGAATTGCTGCGTCAATCGGCCAAAACGCTCGACCTCAACCCAGACAACATCGTGCCCCCAGTAGAGATCATCAAGGCACGTATGGCACAACAGCAGGCCCAAATGGCTCAGGAACAGCAGCTGATGCTGGAACAGCAGGGCGGCCAAGCTCAGGCAGGCGGCACACCGCCAAACACACGACCCGGGGCTACACTAGCAAATGGAGCCCCCGTCACCAACAACTTTGCACCGATGCAAGGCGTTGGCTCTTGACAACAGTAGAATGTTGTACATAATCGCATCAACCTAACGGAGAAATCCCATGCAAGCAATCAACCCAAACGAGTCGCGCACTAAAGAGTACGCTCAAACTTCCGCCAAGACCGATGGCATGTCTAAGGGCCCCGCCACTCAAGGCAACGGCGGTTCTGACGGCGGCATCTTTGCTACTTTGAAGCGCGGCGGCAAAGAAGTTTCTCAAGAGTCTGCAAAGACTGACGGAATGTGCAAATAAATGTCGGTGCGAGTTGACGAGCGGGTAGCTCGTTGCCTTACACTACTGAAAACGCAAGAGTTCGTACCACTGGTAGAATTCTTGCAACTGGAACACGCAGAGACGTTAACCCGCCTGTGTACCACCAGAGATAAAGATGAAATGCTCCGGCTGCAAGGCCGGGCGTTGCAGGTTAAGGACCTCCTTGACCTTGTCGACCAAGGTAGCACTTTGTTGGCAAAAACCCGCAGACAATGAGCTGACCGTAAAGTCGGAGCCCAGAGTCAAAATTTAACCGTAGTAGCTGACCGTAAGCGACAAGGACATACCGTAACTGGCGTCCGCAGCGTAAGTCGGAGCGAAGGAGATAGAAATGTCATTGCCTCGTGCTGTTCAACAGCAAGTTGAAGAAGCTGACGCGCTTGTCGCGCAGTTAGGTGGAACCCAACCCGTTAATCCGGACACTGGTGAGCCAATTAACTCAGACCCTCAACCCGCCCCTGAACCACAACCGCAGGATATTTCGCCAGAGCCAGAACCGAAGCCAGTGGTGCCCGAAGAGACATGGGAACAAAAATTCCATTCTTTGAAGGGTAAGTTTGATGCTGAGGTGCCTCGCCTATATGCGCAAGTCCGCGAGCTGAACACGCAAGTGACTCAGTTGACCGCAGACCTCGCTGTAGCCAAAGCCACTCAAGCGCAACCTGTTCCGACTTCGACTCCGTCTCTAATCACTGAACAAGACAAAGAAGCATTTGGCTCCGACTTGATCGACTTGATTGAGCGAGCGACTGAAGCAAAACTAGCGGGAAGCCGCCAGCTTGAAGCCCAGTTGACCGCAGAGATCGCCGAACTGAAGGGCAAGCTAGGTAATGTGACTGAGCGTCAAGTGGTGTCCGATAAGGACCGCTACGAAAGCGCTTTGACCGCCACCGTACCTGATTGGCAAGCCCTGAATGTGGACCAAGGTTTTTTGAATTGGTTAGCAGAAGTGGACCCCGTCTACGGACTGCCCCGCCAGTATGCGTTGAATAACGCTTATGAATCACTGGACGCAGCTCGTACCGCCACTATTTTTAACCAGTACAAGAAGTCTATAGCCCCACCAGCTCAGCCGAACAACCGTGCCGATCTTCAGCGTCAAGTAGCACCGACCCGCTCGCGTACGTCGCCAGCACCAACGAATCCAAACGTGGACAAACGTGTTTATACCCAGCAGGATATTGACGCGTTCTACAGCGAGTGGAGACGTGGGTTTATCGACGAGGCAGAAGCGGTGCAGATTGAAAAAGATATCCACGCCGCCACCGTCGAAGGGCGCATTCGCTACTAAGCAAGCACCTAGACATGGCGGTTCAAACCAAACCGTTTTTTAACTGAAAGAGGACCTCCATGTCTACAATCACCGCAGCAGCAGCCTATCCTATTAACTCCGGCGGTTTTAACACCCCCGGCGGCCAAGTAGCCTATTCGGGCACAGCCTATTCTGGCTCGTTCATTCCAGCTCTCTGGTCTGGCAAGCTGGCTCAGAAGTTCTACGCAGCCACCGTGTTCGGCGAAATCGCTAACACCGATTGGCAAGGTGATATTACTGGTATGGGCGATACCGTGATCATCAACACCATCCCTTCCATCACTATCAACAGCTACTCTGTTGGTCAGAACTTGGCCTATGAAGTGCCAGCTCCTAGCACCATTTCTTTGGTGATCAACAAGGGCAAGTACTTCGGCGTCAACGTGAACAACGTGTTGGAATTGCAAGCCAAGCCTAAGTTGATGGACATGTTCACCAACGACGCTGCTATGCAGATGAAGATCAACATCGACAAGGATGTGTTGTACACCAACTTCAACCAAGGCGACGCAGCTAACCAAGGCGCTACCGCTGGTGCGATCTCTGGTGGCTACAACCTCGGTACTGACACTACCGCTGTCACTTTGACCGCTTCTAACATCTTGTCGAGCATCACTGCTCTGTCGAGCGTGTTGGACGAAGCCAACGTGCCTGAGACTGACCGTTGGTTGGTTATTACCCCCACTGAGCGTCAAATCTTGATGCAATCGAACTTGGCCCAAGCCCAGTTCATGGGGGACGCCTCTAGCGTTCTGCGCAACGGCAAGATCGGCATGATCGACCGCTTCACTGTGTACGTGTCGAACTTGGTTCCACGCGGCGCAGCTGGCAAGACTTGGATGAACCCCAACACAGGTACTGACGCTACTAGCGCTGGTGCTGTGAAGCGCCACGCCATCTTGGCTGGCCACAAGTCTGCGATCACTTTTGCTTCGCAAATCGCCAAGGTCGAAAGCCTGCAAAACCCCAACGACTTCGGTACTCTGGTGCGCGGCTTGAACGTGTACGGTACCCAAGTTGCTCAGCCAAAAGGCTTGGCACTGTTGGTCGCCGCAGGCTAATCGTTACCATGAGGACGTGGGGGCTTCGGCCCCCGCTTTTCAACCTTTAGGAGAACGACATGGCAGTAATTGACGATCTGATCGCCAGCGGTTTATCTCTCCCCCAAGCTCAGGCTGTGATTGCTGAAGACACCACCAACAACATTGATGGTCTGGTCGCGGCAGGTTTCACATACACTCAAGCTTTGGGTATTTCTGGCCTTGATGCTGGTACTGCAACTGCGAACAACTTGGTTGTTCAAGGTTTGTGGGCAGGCACACAAGTTCCAGCGATTACCGCAGCATTGGCAGTAACACCGTAAGGCGAACATGGGCACGGTAACAGCAAAAACCATCATCGACAAAGCTACGATTCAGCTGATCGACTTGACCAACATCCGTTGGACTCGGGCCGAACTGCTTTCATGGCTCAACGACGGTATGCGCCAAATCGTGCTCATTCAGCCGAGCGCCTCATCGACTACGTCGGTGATCAAATTGGATGCTGGCACTCGTCAGTACATCCCGGACGATGGCTGGCTTTTGCTGGCCATCTACCGCAACATGGGCACCAATGGCTCAACTCCCGGTCGGGCAATTCGCATCATCTCGCGTGAGATTCTTGACGGTTTCAACCCCGATTGGAACACTGACACAGCGAAAGCTGAGGTCCGCAACTACATTTACACCAACCAAGACCAGTTGGCGTTTTATGTGTATCCTCCCAACACAGGCACGCAGTACATTGAAATCAATTACTCTGCTCAGCCTGCTGACTTGACTGCGGAAACGCAAGTCATCCCCATTTTTGATGTGTTCCAATCCGCACTGGTGGACTACATCCTTTACCGCGCTTGTAGCAAAGATGCTCAGTACGCCCCCGGCCTTCAACTGGCTTCGCAGTACTCCGCAGCCTTTGTGGCAGCCATTCAAGGTAAGACTGAGTCTGAGGTCACCAACGACCCAACTCAAGCTCTCAGCCCGCGCAACCCACCCGTCCGAGGTAGCTCACAATGACCGCCGTTTCATACGAAGTCTTCCTACCCGAGGTTATGCCGTACGTTCACGACGTACCCGAGATTGTGGCTGTGCAGGCCATCCGCAACGCCTGTATTGAGTTCTGCGAAGAAACGCACTACTTGCAGGAAAGCCTTGACCCCATCACTGGGCAGAAGAATGTGAGCGACTATGACTTGTGCGCAAACGACTCCAACTACAAGGTAGTGGAGATCATGCAGTCG